CTTCTGGTAACTGACCCGCCATACAACGTGGCGATAAGCAATAGCGACGGCAAAACGATAGAGAACGACGATATGAGCGACGGCGCATTCAGGGACTTCCTGTACGGATGCTTTGTGGCAGTTAAGGACTGCCTCAAGGCCGGGGCCGCCTGCTACATCTGGATGGCGTCCTCTGAGATTGACGCCTGCATCGAGGCCTACGAGAGAGCCGGCCTCCTTTACAAGCAGCTGCTGATCTGGGTGAAAAACTCCTTCACCTTGGGGAGGCAGGACTACCAATGGCAGCACGAGAGCTGCGTCTATGGGTGGAAACCGGGAGCCGGTCACTACTTCAGCGACAGCCGCCGGGAGTCCACCGTCAAGGAAGACAAGCTGGACCTGGAGCACATGAGCAAGACCGACATGAAGCTGCTGCTCCAGCAGATCTTCGAGGAGAACGGCATACCCACGACTGCGCTCCACTACGACAAACCGCGAAAGGATGACGAGCACCCGACGATGAAGCCGGTGCCCCTTTTCGGAGACCACATCATCAACAGCAGCCGCCAGGGCGACATCGTTCTGGACCCCTTCGGTGGCTCGGGCACGACGCTCATCGCCTGCGAGCAGCTGGGACGCCGCTGCAGGATGGTAGAGCTGGATCCCGTCTACTGCGACGTCATCGTGGATCGGTGGGAGAAATATACAGGAAAAAAGGCCATCAGGCCATAACGACACAACACAATGGACAATGGCGACCTCTTCACGGGACTGGACCTGTTCAACTTTGATACTCCGGAGGCTCCGAGCCAGGATGCACCCGAGCAGGAAAAAGCCCAGAAGCCAAAAGGAAGAAAGCACCGAAATACGGAGGTCTTCGAGTTGACCCCGAAATTTGAGTACCGCCGTGCATTCAGCGAGAGCAAGCTGCTGGACGCGCTGGCGGTTCCAGGCTTCCATTTCCAGGAGGGGCACGCTTACAACTTCATTACCGCCGGAGACGTTGACAGCCTCTCCTTTTTGAAAGCCGTCCTCCGGCAACAGGACCTCGACTACTGCCTGGCCAGCACCTGGTGTATGGGCGCAGAGGACATCCTGCAGTTCCGGGAATGGGTTGAGGCGGGCCGGATCCAGAAGCTCGACATTTACGTCGGCGAAATCTTCAGCGGCAGCTACGCCGTGGAATTCAAGATGCTCAAGCGGCTCTACGACGACCACCCGGACCTGGGCCGCTTCGCGCTTTTCAGGAACCACAGCAAGGTGTACGCCGGGACCGGGCCGCTTTTCAGTTTCGGGATCCAGAGCAGTGCAAACATCAACACCAACCCACGGACGGAGAACACCTGCGTCACGATTGACCGCGGGCTCTTTGAGTTCTACAAGACGTACTACGACGGAATCAAAAGTTTTGAATAATGGCAAATAGACCGAAATACAGCCCCGCCCAGGTGCGGCAGCTTAAAGAGGACTACCTCGAAGCGCTCAAGCAGAGCGCCGGCCTCATCACCCAGGCCTGCCGCAAGGTCGGCATCGGCTCCAGGCAGACCATCCTCAACTGGAGGGCGAAGGACCCGAAATTTGATGAGGCCTGCAAAGAGACCGAGAAGGAGGCCTGCGAGATGGCGCTCGACCAAGCGGAGGGCGCCCTGATGCGCAACATCCAGGCCGGCGACACCAAGGCCATCAAGTTCTACCTCCAGTGCAAGGGCAAGAGCCGAGGCTACGACCCGCGCCAGGAAATAGACCTCAACGCGACCGTCATCCGGCCCCGCGTAGTTTTTGACGACGAAAACGATGGCAGCGTACAGGATTAGCCGCAAATACGAGCCGCTCTGGAACGCGACCACCCGCTACACCATAGTGACGGGAGGCCGCGGCTCTGGCAAGTCCTTCGCGCTGGCCTGCGCCATGCTTGATAGCACCTACGACGACCCGTACAACATCCTCTACACCCGCTGGAACCTCACCAGCGCCGAGGTCTCCATCATCCCGGAGTTCACGGAGAAGATGGACCTGGGAGACTGCCGGTCCGCCTTCGCCGTCAGGCGCCAAGACGTCCAGAACCGGGCAACCGGCGGGCGCATCTGGTTCCGGGGCATCCAGCAGAGCTCGAAAAACCAAATCGCCAAGCTCAAGTCCCTGAACCGGCTGAAGACCTGGGTGCTTGACGAGGCCCAGGAGCTCATGTCGGAGAGCACCTTCGACACCATCGACCAATCCATCCGAGAGAAGGATGCAGAGAACCGCGTCATCCTGGTACTGAACCCGGCCGACATCTCCCACTGGATCTACCGGCGCTTCTTCCTCGAGCCCGGCGTGCCTTACGACTTCAACGGCGTCAAGGGCAACGTCACCTACATCCACACCACCTGGGAGGATAACCGGGCCAACCTCTCCCAGAGCTTCATTGATATCGCTGAGGAGCTAAAGCTCAGGGACCCCGACAAATACGAGCATCTCTACGGAGGCAAATGGCTGGTCCGCAAGGAGGGTCTCATCTACAAACGCTGGCAGCGCATCGCTCCGGAGGAATACCCCGACGGCCTCCCTCAGTGGTGGGGCAACGACTGGGGCTACGGAGGAGATCCGGACGCCCTGGTCCGCATGTGCTACGACCCGGTCACTGGCACGCTCTACGTCCGGGAGGTTAACTACCAAACGGGCCTGCTGCCGCGGGACATCGCCGCCCGCGTCGTCAAGGACGGTCAGCAGCTGGTCCACCACTACGAGACCCGAGAGGATCCAGAGCGACCTGGCCGTCTCCTCCTGGATCCGGAGACCGGCCAGCCTCAAAAGTTCCCGGTCATGTACGAGCCCCAGTACTGCAACGTCTACTGCGACCCCTCCAGGCCGGACAGCATCGCTGAGCTCCGTAAGATCTACGGCATAGCGGCCGCGCCCGGCATCAACCGAGACAAGAGCGGCCGCATCGGATGGCTCCAGGGCTTCGAGGTCAAGTACGTCGGAGAGCACATCCACCAGGAGGCCTGCAGCTACAGCTGGAAACCCAACAAAGACGACGACTCGATATTCACTGACGAGCCCCAGGACGGCAACGACCACGCCATGGACGCCATCAACTATGGAGCCTTCACGCACCTGCACCGCCTGGGCGTGAGCAACCAAATGCACGGGCAATAAAGGAGAAATCCCCATAACGCCTTATAACTTTGCGCAAAACGAGACGTATCATGAAAATCCTCTCCAACAAGACATACCAGCAGCTGAACGCGAAGGTCCAGGAGGCCGAGGAGCTCAAGGGCTTCTATGACGGCAACAACGCCGAGAACGAGTACCTGCAGAAAATCGCCTCCCAGATGAAGGGCATCAAGCTGCCGAACTTCGGGCCGTTGAACCGCGAGCAGATCAAGAAGGCCTACGAGACCTGCGCCCCCGTCAACGGCGTCATCGACTACATCGCTGACAACGTCGGCGAGGTCATGAAATACCTGGAGCTGCGCAAGATGAACCCGGACGGGACCTATCAGTATATCGACAAGCACTGGCTGCTGGACATCCTCCGCAAGCCCAACGACCGCTACAACCTCAAGCGCTTCGGAAAGGCCTGGGCCGTCAACCGGCTCCTGTTCGACGACGCGGAGGTCTATGCCCCGCTCACTCAGGGAAAGGACCGCCAGATTGATCCGACCATCGGCATGTACGTCCTCCCCGGCCAGAAGATAAGCGTCAAAGAAGGTGGACTGCTCAAACCCTTCGAGGGCATCAAGCTCATCAACGCCTCCGGGGACACCATCGACATCGAGGGCAAGATCTTCCAGTCCTTCGGCTACAACCTGGACGACACCTCCTACTTCGGCACGTCCAAGATCGTGGCCGCGGCCGTTTACCTGTCTGTCATTGACAAGGGCATGCGCCGCCAGGACACCAGCCTGGACAACGGCGGAGCCTCCGGCATCATCACCCCCAAGGCCGACTCCCAGACCTACGGCGTGCTGGCCTCTGACGCTGACAACGTGGAGAAGGAGGTGAACGGCAAAAAGAGCTTCAACAAGCTGAAGGCCCTCCGGACTCCCATCGAGTACCACGCCATCGGCTCCAGCCCTGTGGACCTCGCCATCCTGGGCGCCCACAAGGAAGCCGTCACGGCCCTCTGCTTTGTGTACCACATCCCCGTGGACCTCTACTACGGCCAGTCCAAATACGAGAACGCCAAGGAAGCCAAGAAGGCCATCTACGAGCAGCAGGCCATCCCCATGGCGGAGGAGTTCGGTGCAGATCTTCTGAGCTACGTCGGCCTGGACGATGAGTTCGAGCTGGTGGTGAACCGTGACGAGATCCCCGCCCTCCAGGAGACTCCGACGGAGACGCTGGACCGCATCACCAAGATGCACGGCTCCCTCAATGAGCTCCGAACCGCTAACGGCTTCGACCGCATCGAGGAGCCCTACGCCGACGAGCCTATGATCCCTCTGGGCGTCCAGTTTGGCAACGAGACCTACGACATCGACGAGAATGCCTAAGAAGCGGCGCATATCTCCGGCCGAGCGCCGGCATCAGGACTACCTGCGACGCAAGAGCCTGAAGACCGGCCACATCTATGAGAACCGGCTGCTGCGCTCCAGGGCCAAGGAGGTGAGGCGGGTGCTGGACATCTGCGCCCAGTACGACAACCCCATCGGCTGGCCCGGTATCATTGACGCTGCTCTGGACGAGACCAGCTACCTGCCCAAGTGGTGGGACGGCCTCTACCATGACGTCGGCCTGCCGATGTGCAAGAGCACGGC